GGCGGCGTATCTCGGGTTGACCGAGGCCCCGGTCATCGTGCTGGGCCATCTGACCGAGGCGCAGCGCCGGGCTTACCGCATCGCCGACAACAAACTGACCGAGCTGGGTGGCTGGGACGACGCCCTGCTGCTGCAAGAACTGCAGGCCCTACTGGCCGAGGATTTCGACCTCGGGCTGATCGGGATCCCTGAGGATGAACTGGACGCTCTGCTGGCCGACGTTGACGACCGCCCTGCGATTTCAGACGACGCAGCGGACGCCATCCCCGACCCGCCCGCTCAACCGATCACCCGGCCTGGAGACATCTGGCAACTCGGGCAGCACCGGCTCTGCTGTGGTGACGCCACCGATGCCGCAGCTGTCGCCAGGCTGATGCAGAATGAGGCGGCCACGCTGATGTTCACCTCGCCGCCCTACGCCCAGCAGCGCGACTATGGCGCGGCCAAGGAAAAGGTCGGCGATTGGGATGCGTTGATGCAGGGCGTGTTCGCCGCAGCGCCGGTCACGGCCGAGGCGCAAGTCCTCGTCAACCTCGGCCTCGTGCATCGGAGTGGCGAATGGCTGCCCTATTGGGAAGGATGGGTGGAATGGATGCGCGCATCTGGCTGGCGGCGCTTTGGGTGGTATGTCTGGGATCAGGGTCCGGGCTTGCCGGGCGACTGGCAGGGACGCCTCGCCCCGTCGCACGAGTTCATTTTCCACTTCAACCGCGCGCCCCGCAAACCGCACAAGACGGTCCCGTCCAAACACGCTGGCGAGACTTTGGGCGGCGGTGGGCTGCGCGGAGCCGACGGCACCGTGCACGCCAAGACCGGCACCGGCAACGCGATCCAGAGTCATCGCATCCCCGACAGCGTCTTCCGCATCATGCGCCACAAGGGCGGACTGGGCGCGGCCGGATCGCACCCGGCAGTGTTCCCAGTGGCGCTGGTCGAGGCGGTGCTGACCTCGTTTTCGGATCCCGGCGACCTGACCTACGAGCCGTTCTGCGGTTCCGGCACCCAGATCGTGGCCGCCGAACGCGCTGGGCGTCGTTGTTTCGCAATGGAACTGGACCCGGTCTATTGCGACGTCGCCGTGCAGCGGTGGGAGATGGCGACGGGGCAAAAGGTCGCCAGACTGTACGGGGAGTAGCTTTCAACGGGCGAGAGGTTGGTCCATAAAACCCCTAGTGCAAAGGAATTTGAGAGGCAGCCTGCCCATGCAAGATGATACCGCCATCAATCCCGTCACCTTCGTGGAAATGAAGGCGAGCGTCGGCTCAATCCTGTTCCTGTGGTCGTCCATAGAACGTGAGATCACCAAGCGTGTCGAAGAGCTGGACGACGGGAAGAGTCGCAACGGGGCACACACCTTGGCCCAGAAGATCGCGCGTTGGGAAAACCTACAGGCGTCAATCTGCGCGGAACGCCCCGAACACCAGGATTTGCTCAAGGAAGTGCGCACCCGCCTCATGATGGCGCTAGAGCTCAGGAACCGCATCACCCACGGACTGGTCGGCATTACGGCCGATCCCTTTGGCAATCGCGGGGACGCACATCTGGAGACGGAACTGAATGGCGAGAAGCGCAAGCACGCGCATTCCGACTTGGAGCACGTGATGCGCATTCTGTCCCATATGGTCTGGGCCATTGGCAGCTTGAGCGATGCTACAAGGCAGAAGGATCCCCGAAAGGCTGAAAGCGCTTATGTCGGGATCCGGTTGAATCATCTGCCTTGACCCAATAGCCTTGGCCCATGACCGAAGGCTGGCAACATATCGAAATCAACGACCACGGGACCATCGTTGTCCTGCGTCCGATCTCGGACGAGGGACGGTCGTGGTTCGAGGACAATGTCGGTGATCCGGAGCCGGGCGGGATCTACACTTGTGAGCCGCGCATGGCGCAAGACATCCTGCAGGCAGCGGCACGCGATCTTCTGTCTTGGCAATGAACAACCACCACGCGATCGGATCTGCGGCGGTCAGCAGTTCACGATGGATCAGGAGGGCAGTTTGTAGACGGTACCCCTACCTTCGATTTTGCCGGAGGTGACTGGCAGGGCGAGCTTCTTCTTCAACACGCCTGAGATGGCACCACGTGCGCTGTGACCCATCCAGCCGGTAGCAGCCACGATCTCCGCGATGGAGGCACCGTCGGGGTGCTGCAGCATCGTAATCAGCATGGCTTGCTTTGTCCCCTCACGCTGGGTTGGCGGCTTTTGATCCGACGCTTTGGCGGCATGATCGCGGAACGCAACCTCGGTTTTCACCACCACCGGCTCAATCCCAATGGCCAGCAACCCGGCATCGGTCACCACCAGCGTCGTGCCATGGCCATCGCCGGTTTCACGCCAGAGCGGTTCACTCCGCCGCAGGTTGGCATCGACCTCCTGCAGCCAGCCGTGTTCAATCATCTTGGTGACTGCCATCTTCGCCGCCGCGCCTGCCAACCCCTTGGGCAGCGGCAGGGCGATGTTCTCGGGGCGCTGGGCCCCGGCGCTGAGGATGATGGTCTGGGTTTCGGTCAGCTTGGTCATGGCGGTTTCCTTTTACTGGTCGTGCGTGGCAAGGAAGGCGGTGATGCGCGACATGAGGTCGTTGTGGCCGTCGGCATCCGTGCCGATGATCACGTCGCCATCGTCGTCGCGGTCCAGATCGGCGACCTCGCGCAGCAGGGCGATGGCCTCAATGCAGGCGGCGAGGCGTTCGGCCTCCCAAGCGGCGGTGATGGCATCCTGTTCGATCTGATGGCGCTGGGCGGGATCAAGCGGCATGTTCGCCCTCCTTGAATGCGCTGTCGGTGATCTGACGCAACAGGCTGGCGTAATGGTTCAGGGTGCCGACGTGGCCCCAGTTGATCTCGTCGGGATGGGTCTCGAAATGGTCGTCGCTCAGGGCCTTCAGGCGTTCAAGCATCGCGTCGATCTGGAACTTGGTGGTCATGAAGGCGTCGAGGGCTTTGGCATTGTCGGTCGCGCGGCGGGTGGTCATGATCGCGCCCTCAGATCAGCTGCAGATCGACCAGCACCGCGCTGGCGGCGGCCAGTTGCGCGGTCGGCAGGTCGATCTTCAGGTGCGAGAACAGGTCCGAGCAGTCGGCATTGATCCCGCCTTCACGCAGCGCGGCTTCGATCACCTCGGCCACCACGCTGGGGCGGCTGCGGTCAAGGTGGTCGGGCAGCGTGGCGAAGTCGATGCGGATGGTGGTGGTTGCCATGGTCATGATCTGGATCTCCGATCCGGGGTGATTTCCTGATCCGAGACTCGCTCTATGCGTGAGTGTAATCAACCGAAATAGACCGGCTTTCCTGTTTATTTCCAATGACTTGAGGATGCTGCAGTCGCCATGAAAGGTATGTCCGAGCGCGAGTATTCCGCCCATTCCGGTCTGTCGCGCGGGGCGATCCAGAAGGCGCGCAAAGCCAGTCGGCTGGTGGTTTACAGCGATGGGTCGATCAACGCGGCGGCCTCCGATGTGCGGCGTGGCGAGATGACCGATCCAGACCAGCAGCGTCGCAGCACCGGCGGCGACAGCGGTTTTTCCGGCCCGGCCGACAGCTCGTCGTATCTCAAGGCCCGGACAGCCCTGACCGTCTATCAGGCGCAGGAACGCCAGTTGGCGATCCAGAAGAAGAAGGGCTTGCTGATCGACCGGGCGCGCGCCGAGGCGCTGGTGTTTCGCCTGGCGCGACAGGAACGGGACACGTGGGTGACCTGGCCCAACAGGGTGGCGGCGCTGATGGCGGCCGAAGTGGCTTTGGGAGTGGAAAAACAATCCGGCACAGCCGTGATCATCGAGGCCGCGATCCTGCAGAGGGTGTTGGAAGCCCATGTCAGAGAACAACTCGCTGCCCTCGCAGACCTCCGGGTCAGCCTCGGATCGTGATGACCTGGCCGGATACGATCTGACCGCTGACCTCGACCTCGGGTTTGACGGGGCCGAGGACGTCCTGCGGATCTGGCGGCGGGGCATGGCGCCCGACCCGGATATGACGGTGTCGGAATGGGCGGACCAGCATCGCTGGCTGTCGTCGCTGAGCGCGGAACCCGGACGCTACAGCACGGCGCGCACACCTTACCTGCGCGAGATCATGGATGCGCTGTCGACGGGCCATCCGGCGCAGCGGATCAGCTTCATGAAGGCCGCACAGGTTGGGGCGACGGAAGCGGGCAACAACTGGATCGGCTATGTGATCCATCACGCGCCGGGGCCGATGCTGGCGGTGATGCCATCCATCGAGTTGGCAAAGCGCACCTCGCGCGGGCGGATCGATCCCTTGATCGCGGACAGCCCTGCCTTGCGAGACCGGGTCAAACCGGCGCGGTCGCGCGATGCGGGCAATTCGATGCTATCCAAGGAGTTTCCCGGCGGCATCCTGGTGCTGACCGGGGCCAATTCGGCCGCAAGCCTGCGTTCGATGCCCGCGCGCTACATCTTTCTCGACGAGGTCGACGGCTACAAGCCTTCGGTCGAGGAGGAAGGCGATCCGGTCACGCTGGCCGAGGCGCGCACCACGACCTTTTCGCACCGCCGCAAGGTGTTCATGGTCTCGACCCCGACGATCCGGGGTCTGAGCCGGATCGAGCGGGAGTTCGAGGCCAGCGACCAGCGCCGCTACTTCGTGCCCTGCCCGCATTGCGGCCACATGCAGTGGCTGCAGTTCGACCGCCTGCGCTGGGCGAAGGGCCAGCCTGACACCGCCGCCTATCATTGCGAAGGCTGCGAACGCCCCATCGCCGAGCATCACAAGACGCAGATGCTGGAACGCGGCGAATGGCGTGCGACGGCCGTCTCCGCCGATCCGCATTCGATCGGGTTCCATATCTCGGCGCTCTATTCGCCTTTGGGCTGGAAAAGCTGGGCGCAGATCGCGCGGGGATGGCTGGCGGCCCAAGGCTCGGAAGAGATGCTGCGCGTCGCGCGCAACACGTTGCTGGGCGAGACGTGGGTGGAATCCGGCGATGCGCCGGAATGGCAACGGCTGGCGGATCGCCGCGAGGTGTTTGCGGCCAGCGTGCCGCGCCTCGGGCTGTTCCTGACCGCCGGGGCCGATGTGCAAAAGGACCGGATCGAGGTTGACGTCTGGGCCTGGGGTCGGGGATTGGAAAGCTGGCTGGTCGAGCACATCGTCATTCCGGGTGGCCCCGACGATCCGGTCTGCTGGGATAAGCTGACGGTCCTCTTGGGGCGGACATGGGTCCATGAGAGCGGCGCTGTCATGCAGCTCTCCAAGCTCGCCATCGACACCGGCTATGAAGCACCCGCCGTCTATGCCTGGTCGCGCGCCGTGGGTTACGCGCAGGCCACGCCAATCAAGGGTGTGGAAAGCTTCAACCGCCCGACGCCGGTGTCGGGTCCGACGTTCGTCGACGCCACCATCGGCGGCCGCCGCCTGCGCCGGGGTGCCCGGCTCTGGACCATCGCCGTGTCTACCTTCAAGGCGGAGACGTATCGCTTCCTGCGGCTGGAACGCCCCTCGGACGAGGATCGCGCGCTGGGCGTCTTCGATCCGGCAGGCACGATCCACCTGCCCGTCTGGGCCGACACCGAATGGCTGAAGCAGTTGGTGGCCGAGCAGTTGGTCACCGTGCGCAACAAACGCGGCTTTGGCCATCAGGAATGGCAGAAGATGCGCGAGCGCAACGAGGCGCTGGACGCCCGCGTCTACGCCCGTGCGGCGGCATGGATCCTCGGCGCCGACCGCTGGGACGAGGCGACGTGGCGGTCGCTGGAAGCGCAGGCGGGCGTGCAAACCAAAGTGATCGCAGCCCCCGAGGTG